TGCCGAGCATCGTTGACCACACGCCGCCGCATCGTTTGTCCGCGGGTGGGGCGCCGCTCTGCGTCACGAGCGTCCAGCCCTGCGGCGTGCCGCTGACGATGGGGCACACGCGCAGCGACAGAGGCGTTCAGCGTGCTCGTGCCGATGTCGGCGAACGACCCCACGGCCGGCAACCACGCAGGCAGCCCACCACCACCGCCCGAGTCGCTGCCCCGCGGCCGGAGGCCGAACACGACGCCTCGCGTCACAGCGCGGCCCTCGCGATGTAGCTCTGGTGCGGCGTCACCTCGTGCGGCTCGCACCTCCACCGCACGCAGCCTGCGGCGATGAGCGCCGTCTCCACCAGCTCGGCGCACGACCAGCGCCGCGGCGAGTGGTCACTGAGCTTGCGGCTGATGTAGCGCACGATCCCGCCGTAGTCGTACCCGTCGCCGATGCGCTCGCGCGCCCAGGCGATGCCGATGTCGTCGTGTGGTGCAGCCACGTCCACCAGCGCGTGCAGGCTGTAGCGCCTGGCGAACTCGGGCAACGGCTCCTCCACGACGCCCCGCAGCGCGTGCGCGTGGATCACCGTCCCATCACCCGTCACGATCCCGCAGTGCGACCACTGGCCCCACCACGAGGCAGCGCGGACCAGCCACCCGAAAGGGGTGCGGCTGCGGGAGTAGATCAGGCGCATGGTGTTCAGGGTGTCAGGTCGCGCCGCGTGACCACGACGTTTGTGCCGTCGAAGTACACCCGCACGCCGTCGAGTTCGGCCACGGCCCACTCGACCGCGGCCGCGGTGCCGCTGGCCACGTTGATCTTCTGGGCCCGGCGGCGGAACAGTCGGCCGCCCTCGTCGCGGTGGGCCTGCATCGTGGCCTGGCCATTGGTGGCGACCATCGCGCCGTCGACCTCGGCGATCTCGAACGGCGCAGGCGTCTGCATCAGATCTCGTCCCACGCAAACGTGATCGTCTCGGCCGCGGTCAGCCCGCCAGAGGCCGCGCTGGTGACCTCCGCCAGCATCACCAGATGGTCCCCCTTTTCGCCGGTGCTCGTGAACGGCCCGGCGCCGAGCGACAACGCAGCACCGCTGGTGTAGGTGAACGCGTTCGCGTAGCCCGTGCTCGCCGTGCCCTGCGCCGGCGTGGCGTAGGACGTGACGGCCTTCCACCAGACGTTCACGCCGGTGCCGAGACCGCTGGAACCATCGGTGTACGCCTTGAGGTTGGTGATCTGCGAGTAGGTGCCGCCGCTGACGTTCGCGCGCAGCCACTTCTCGAACGACCAGTCCGACCCCGAGCCCGGCTTGACGAGCGGGTTGACGAGGTCGACCGTGGAGTTGTCGGCCTTCTTGAGGCGGATCGTGCCGCCGGTCTTGTTGGTGGTGGTGCCACCGGCACCGCTCTTTTCAACGATCTGGACGGTTGCGGCCATGTCATCGGTCCTTCACAGTGTGGTCGGGCAGTTGCACGGTCGCGGCATCTTGTGATCGTGCGTAGTCAATCGCCGCCGCCGCCGCATCGACGCTTCCATCGGCCAGCAGCGCCGCGAGCGCCTGCGACGATGCCGCCGCGACGATCTGGCCTGCACGCACGCCCAGTCCTGGGATGTCGCACAGCGCCACCGCAACCGCTGCGGCGACGCCACTCGCTTGCTTCTTCGCCATCTGGCTTCATCGGCGCGCAGGCGGCCCAAGCCGGGCCACCATTGCGCCGCCCCTGCGGTCAGGTCGCCGAGTTGGCGTAGTACTTGACCGCGGCCGTGTCAAGCAGTTGCCCGCCCGCACGGTGCCACATCAGGAAGCCGACCTGGCCGAGCTTGGCGTACGCGCTGTCCTCGAAGCGGAACAGCGTCGGCGCCATCACGTCGCGGATCACGTACCGGCCGAAGTCGCCGAACAGGATCGACTTGGCGTTGGCGGCCATCGTCGCCACGTCTTGGTTCACCGTGATCGGGTAGCCCAGCAGCGAATCGCCCATCGCGCCGCCGAGGCCGTCGTAGCCTGGCAGGAAGATCGGCCGCCCCTGCGAGTCCTTCAGCTTACGGACGACCTTCAGCGAACTGTCGGCCATCATGAAGCGCACACCGGGCACCGCACGGTGCGCCGGGTCGACCGCGTGCACCAAGTCCACGAGGTCATCGAAGATGACCGTCGTGGTCTGGCCGGTCGTGCCGGTCTTGCCGAGCGTCGCGCCAGTCACCACGCCACGCGGCTGGCCGGTGCCGGTGCCGGTCGTGAACATCTGGTTCGTGATGCGGCCGATGCGATTGACAAGCCGGTTCTCGACGAAGTCGGCCACGTCGATCTGCGAGTCCTGCAGCAGCTCAAACGGGATGGCGACAATCTTTGAGCTGAACTTGTAGACCACCAACGACACGGTGCCGAACGTCGGGTCGGCGGCCGTGGCCGTGGTGTTCTGCGCGATCAGTTCGCCGACTTCCGCCGTACCGTCGCTGGTGGGAAACGACATGTCGTTGCCCATCGCCGTGCGGATCACCTGAGCCGCGGCGCGCATGCCGCCAAACGCCTTGAGCGCATCGACGACGCGGGCAGCCACCTCGGTATGCACCGTGTAGCCGCCTTCCGAGCCCGTCGTGGTGCTCATCGTCGCGCGGATCTCACGCCACTCTTCGGCGGTGATCGCCTTGTCGCCTTGCCGCAGGAACTTGTTGTACAGCTCCTCGGTGCGCGCGCCCTTGCCCGCAGGGGCGTTGGCAGCGGCCACGCTGGCGGCAGCAGCCGCGCCGGCTGCGTCGCGGTCGGCCTCGAGCGCGGCCTCGACGCGCTTGACCTGCGCCTTCACGTCCTCGATCTCGGCCATGCCGGCGTCATACGTCGCCTGGAACTCGGCGCTCCAATTGGCGTTGTTCTTCTCGACCAGGTCGCGAACTTCCTGGGCGCGGGCAGCGATTCGCTCCCGCAGGGCTTGGATGCTTGGCATCGTGCGGTCCTTTCGGTTAGGGACAAAAGAAAAGCGGCCCGGATGGGCCGCTTTCTGCAGGCGCGGGAGCGCTCAGGCAGGCAGCAGCGAAGCGTCCAGGCGCCGCAACATCGCGGCGGCGTCGACCTTCTTCGCTGGTTCATCGGGGGACGGCGCCATCTGCGGCGCGCGCCCGTAGGCGGTGAGGTTCCACGCCGCGGCCTGCGCCTTGGGAGCGACCTCGGCGATGCGGTCAGCAAAACCGGCGTCGACGGCCTCCTGCGCGGTGAACCATGTCTCGGCGGCCATCCACTCGGCCACCTTGTCGGCCTTCTGGCCGGTGCGATCCACGTAAGTCTGCACGAGCGTGCCGTCGATCTTGTCCAGCAGATCCGCCGTCGACAGCAGGTCGTCGGAGTTCCCAAACGCGATCGTCCACGCCTTGTGGACCATGAACAGCGCGCCCTTGTTCATCACGACCTCGTCGGCCGCCATTGCGATGAATGTGGCCGCGCTGGCGGCCAGGCCATCAACGTGAGCGACGACGTGCGCTGGGTGCTCGCGCAGCGCCTGCTCAATGGCGCGCGCGCCGAAGACGCTGCCGCCAGGGCTGTTGATTCGCAGGTTGATCGTGCCGGCTTTGATGTCGGCCAGCGCCTTGACGAACGTCTCCGGGGCAACGCCGCCCCAGAACTCGGCCGTGGCCTGGTCGTCGACGATCGCGTCGTACAGGAACACGTCCACAGCGTCGGCGGACGCCGCGGCCTTGACCTCGAACCGGCGCAGCGGCGCGGCGCAGTTTCATGGTGCGGGGGCCGGTGCGGTGGCCATCTGTTGTTGATCGAACGCGTCGTCGCGCGGCATGTTCTCCAACCGCCGAATCTCCGATGGCTTGATCCACCCCGGCTCACCGGCGCGGCCCAGCGCAATGCGGTAGGCCTCGAAGCGGCCCTTGATGTCGCCGCGCTCCAGGCCCGCCGTCACGAACTCGGCGAAGTTGCGCGAGGTCTTGAACAACTTGTGGTTGAGTTCCTGCTCGAACGCGACCAGATGCCGCTGCAGCGTGTACTTCACGAAGCCGATCGACATCTGCTCGACGCCGCTGCCCCAACTGGTCGTCTTCTCGGTGTGGCCGATCATGAACGGCGGTACGCCGAAGACGCGGCATATCTCCTCAATCTGGAATGCGCGCGTCGCCAGCAGTTCCGCGTCCTCTGCGTTCATGGTGAGCTGGTGCAGCTTCATCCCGCCGCTCATGACCACTGGCACCCGGCTTGTATCGTGGCCGCTGTTCCGCTCCTTGAAAGTGCGCTGCAGTGTTGTCGCCTGATCTTGGCTCAACTTGCCAGGCACCTCAATGGCAAAGTCAGGCCGCAACCCGTCGCCGATGAAGTTCGCCGCCTGCCTGTCGGCCGCCTCGGCGATGCCTGCGGCGTTGCGAAGCCCGTACTGCAATTGGCTGATGCTTCGCACCCCATTGAAGCCCGGCCCGGGGATGTGCAGCATGTCGTCGGCAGTCACCGTGACCTCGGAGTCGCCGAGCTTCATCGGC